GTCGCTTTTCTGAACATCAAGGTCTTTTCATCAGGAATTACGCTTATATTATTGAGTGACTCTATCATATTGTCAATATCAATAATTAAATCCTTCCACCCCTGATTTCCCATCATTTCAAACCTACTTTCGTAGTACTTTTGTAGGTCAGGATTCATGGCATTTCTTCATTATTTTGATCAAGCGAGATTTGTTCCTTTGCTTCTTTTTGGATTGCTTCAATCAGTTGAAAAACTTCTGCATAAGGTCTTGTGCCAAAATATTGCAAAACAGCATTGACTAAATTTGTAGAAAGTTTTATTTGATCCATTACCAAGGCACTCCTGTTTCTGTGATAGGGCTTTTCTGTGCGGCAATCTGAGCAGTCAGATTTGCTTCTATCTCGTCTTTATCCACACCATCAGCCCACACCCAACCAAGCACAGTGTCTTGTGTCAAGTTGTCATAGGGGATGGTTGGTGTGCCTTCTGCCCATCCGCAAGTGCCGTACACAGACGCAGAGTAGTCACCATCAACTGCGGTTGCCCTCCAGTGTGCGGTAGTGACAAATCCATCTGCTGTCAGACGGTCAAGTTGGTCAATAGTCCAAGTGGTGGTCATAAGTTTCTCCTTTAGTTAGATTCAAGTGCGGTGATTCGTGCTGTCAGGGCTGTGATGAGGGCTTGTTGTTCTTGGATGGCTTTGACAAGTGCGGGAACAAGTGTGGATGTGTCCACGCCCCAAGTTTTTGTCATGTCATCACCTGTTGTTCCTTCACTCACGGCATCAGGAGCAACAGTATTTAACTCTTGGGCAATTACACCAAAATCAACATGACTATCTGTTTCCTTCCAGTCAAACGAACGTATTTTGATGGAGTTGATTAAAGGAATTGCAGAGCCAGCATCAACAATGTTTTTCTTTAGTCTTTCATCAGATGAAGTGTTGTACCGAACTGCTGTCCCCGCCCTGTTGTAATCAATGTATCCCCTTGTTGTGGGTGTACCTTCAGTCAAAAAGGTGATGAACAAATTGTTTCCAGAAGTGGCGGTGCTGTAACAAGCCAATGGATATGCTGTTGCACTGTCTGTTTTAAAAGATGCAACTAACGAACTTGCGTTGTATGCACACAAAGGGCCATCAAAATATGAGCCAGTTGTAGTTGTGTTGATTAACAATCTACCGCTGGAGTCGATACGCATCTTTTCTGATGAGCCGTTGGTTCTGAAAATCAAACCGCCGCCAGTAAGCCTTGCATCTAAGTACGCATTTGTTCCGTCAATTGTAAGTTGTCCTTCAGGTGCACCGGCTGTTCCAAATGCTGATGTACCCGCTACAAAAAATTTAGCAGCTGCTGGATTTCCTGTTGCTCCAACCAGCACATTACCGCTGGAGTCGATACGCATACGCTCGGAATTATTTGTTGCAAATGCTAATGCCGCATTTGCCTGTTGTAGGAGGTAAGCGACTCCTGATGTATCAACTTGTAGCAATGTACCAGCACTTGCTGTGCTGTTATAAACACGAATTGTTGACCCGTTTGTTGCTGAACGAACTAAATCAAGCCCGTACGTTCCTCCAGTAGTACCAATCCCCACGTTACCAGAGGAGTCGATACGCATACGCTCTGTGTTGGCGGTAATCATTGTCATTGAGCCACCAGTATTTGTTAGATACATATTGTTATCTGAAGTCGAATACAATCTCAGATATGCGTTGGCATTGCCTGAAACAATAGTGATGGTTGGATTTGAAGCTGCATAAGTAGTAAAGATTCCGTAGCTGGATGGACTACTCGTACCAATCCCCACATTACCGCTGGTATCTATCCGCATCCTCTCACTACCTCCTGTTAAGAAGGTCATGGGAAGGTAAGTGCCTGTACCCGTAATGCCAGAAGTAAGTTGCGCTTGCGAAAGGCCATTGGCAACAATTCCAATCCAAGCAGAGTTATCTGGGTCATTACCGTTGTATGCCCTCCACTGAGAAATAGTGCTAGAGCCATTTGAAATAGCGGCAACTACAGTAGCTCCGTTAGTGGTGCTTGTTTGAAATGCAACTTTGTTTGCTTGCGTCGCATTACTGAAGTCGCCAGTGATGCGGTTGCCTGTGCCGGTGAAGGTCAGGTTGCCTGAATCTGTAAGGCTTGGAACTGTTAAATTACCCGTCATTGTGTCGCCAGCCTTGGCTACAGCAAACGGAATGTCAGCGGCTACGATTGCTCTGAATGTAGGAACTCCAGCAGACCCATTAGGTGCGGCTAATACATAGTTTGCAGTTTTAGAACCATAAGGATTCTGAGTGTCACCATATCCGCTCGCCAAACTGATTGTTGGAGTTGTTCCACCAGTAGACGCAACAGGTGAAGTGACTCCAACTGAAGTCACGCCTGTGTTATTAATCGTGATAGAACCCGCACCATTGCTGACAGAAATACCTGTTCCAGCAGTTAGATTGGCTTTTTCCCATAAACCAGTAGTGTTGTTGCGGATAAGGGTTTGACCATTGCTAGGAGACTGAGCCGAAACATCGTGCAACTCATCTAACTCATAGCCGTTTTGAATCCTGACCTCAATTGAGCCTTGATTCACATGGCTACGAGTTACAACACCAATATAAACCAAGTGGTTGGGTGCGTATTGCTTGGTAGATGTGTATGTGCCAGCAGTTGTTGAACTCAAGTACAACTGTGTGCCATTTGCAAATGCAGATGTATCTAATCCAGAAATATCACCAGCCAAAATAGCAGTGCCATTGTTGTTATTTGAAATGTCAGCCAAGACTAAAGCAAATGTTTGGGCAGAAGTAGAGTCACTTGTTGCTATTGCCTTAGAGACTGTAGCTTTATTGCCTGATGCACCACTAATATAGACAACAGTTCCTTTTGTCAGTGTTGCACCTGTTTCATTGCGAATCGTAGAAACAAGTCTTGGTGAGGAGTAAACAGCAAGATCAGCAGTTGAGCCTGTTGTTGTGACTGTGACACTTGCATCAGCAGAAGTTACAAACTGTAAAGTCTCTGATTGGTCAATCTTCTGCCAAACAGTTCCATTGAATAGCAACCAATCACCAACTTGCCAATCAGTGATGCCGTTTAGATTGGTAGAACCAGCAGTTGCGACAATGTAGTAGTAGCCATTTGTTCCTGTACTGCTTGCCAATGTGGGAGTATTGGTAGAAGCATTCCAAGTACCTTGATAGCTCAATGCACCAGCAACAGAAGACCAAGACAGGGCTGAACCATTGGTAGTTAAGAATTTTCCTGAGTTTCCTGTTTGGCTAGGAATCAGGTTATTGATTTGGGTTTGTAGGGAGGCTAGAGTATCAAGAACAGACTGAGAAGTACCGCCACCATTAGTAATGACTTTGATGCGTTCTGCAAGGTCAGGAGCAACAACCTCACCAACATTGAGTTCAACACCGCTAGAGAGTACGATGATAAGGCTACCATCAAAATCAATGCGAGCAGAGGTAACAGAAATACCATCAACACCATCCACTCCATCACGCCCATCTCTACCAGCGTCACCCTTATCACCCTTTGCGCCATCTCGACCTGCTTTTCCATCTTTGCCATCCCTTCCATCCTTGCCGTCTTTACCATCACGACCATCTTTGATAGAAGCAACACGCTTTTCAATGGCATTGCCAACATCGTCATAACGAGAGCGAATATCAGCCTCAATCTTCTTGAGTGCTTGGACAACTATGTCAACATTCTCGCCAATCTTGCGTTTTTGCACCTCTTTGGCTTCAGCAACAGTAGATTTAATGCCTTCAAGAACAGCCATCTGCTGTTCAGGGGTCATGTTCTTAAGGATTAGCTCCTTGGCGAGTTTTTCGACATCCATTATTCAGTACCAGTTTGAGCAGAACTTAACTGCTTGGTTAATTGATTGAGGAAATCTTCTTCCATACCTGAAATCTTGTTGTTTTTCTCAGCCATTTGCAGTTCAACAATCTTAGATTTGTTCTTGATGTCAGCCTCTTTCAACATCAACTCAGCAATCTTAACCCTCTTGTCAAACTCTTTGGAAGCTAAATCATCCTGATTTGGTAGATTTTTTGTCAATGCAGAAGCCGTTTTTGCCTGTACTTCTTGAGGCATTAACTGTGCTTCTGTGAGTAATTTCTGTGCTTCAGCCCTGTTTTGTTCAGCCTGAGTCGTAGAAACTGCAATCTGAGCCTGTGCCGCTTGCAGTGCCAATTGCTGTTGAGCTTGTTGCAACTGTTGTTGCTCAGGATTGGGTTGCATCATCTCATCCAACTTAGCGATCAACTCCATGCGGTTAGACAAACTGCTGTTTCCGATGATTCCTTTGAGAATAATGGGCAAAACAGGGGTTTCAGCACCCAAAGTCTGTAACAAACCAATGAATTGCTGTTGTTCATACTCACGAGCAATGATGCCCAAGGTAGCAGTCGGGATGAAGTTCATGTCTACAGAGGGATAACGCTCTGGGTCAAACTGCATGAATCTGAAAGCCGCTTTCTTGATGAATGGAATCAAGAAATCTTCTTGGAAATTCACCAAAGTGCGCTTGTATTTCTTGATAATGGAGGCAACAGCCATAGACATACCGCCACCACCACCATCACGAGCCGCTTGAGTCACCATGCCCTGAGAATCCAGAGTTCCAGTGGCTTGCAACAGCATTCTTTCAAAGGCTTGGGCAGTAGCAAGGTTATTGGGGTCAGTCTGACCAAACTTGAATGGGAACAAAATCTCGCTTGGCGCACCATTTGTCAGGATTGCCTTGCCCGGTTTCACCTCAAACTTAGCACCACGAGGCAAACGAGTCGCATCCATCGCAATCATGGGGCTTGTGGTCAACGCCAGTGAGTCCAAGTGGCTACGAGTCTGTGCATCAATGGCTTTTTGCATATTGAATGCCTTCTCCACTGTGCCTCGACCCAACAATCGGTTAGGAACTGTGTCATCCTGATAGCTGAGAACAGGACGATCTTTCATCATGTAAGGGTTTTCCTCAGCCTTGAGCAACAAACCATCATTGGCAATCACAACAATGGCTTCAACCATGTCTGTGTAGTCTTCAGCGGCTGAGTTTTCAGGAAATAACTCTACGATTTCCTTGTTTTCCTTCATGTTATTGAGGTACTCACGAGGCACAAGACCATAGTAGGTCAGCAAAAGCACCTTTTCATCCTGATACTGAGAGACTTCTTGGGTCGGCTCAAGGTCAGTGTCTTCATAAGTAGGGGTGATGTCTACTTTGCGGTAGATGCCCTTCTCAATACCAGCCACAATTTTGTGGATTGAGACATATTTCTCGATAGCCACGCCCATGCAGTCATCAATGGATGTGCCATTGGGGTCAAAGAGGAAGTTCTTTGGGTTGACAGGCATGATCTTGACAGCAATCCTGTCTCTTTCAATCACACCAATTGCCGCTTGACCGGGCTGATTAGGGATAGGCTGTGTGGCAGGAACAAACTCTTTCTCAGTTTTGACAATAATCTCGCCAATGCCTGTTCCGTAGATTTCAGCCATTAACTCAATTTGGTCAATGGATTTGCGAATCTTGTCTTTCTTGAAGTCTTCCATCAGTTGAGCCTTAATCATCTCAACATCAATGGGATTGCCGTTCACATCTTGGATATTGTCTTCAATGTCAAAGAACTCGCCTTGTCCAAAAATGGCTTCCATGATCTCGGCATGACGAGTCTCAACTGCTTGTTGTGTGGCAGGGGTGACAATACGGCTACGCTCAGACTCACGGGTCTTGTCTTCAGAAGCCCATTGACCTCGGAAGATGCGTTCGTACTCTAGCCAATCAGGGAGGAAGTTGGTGTCTCGGTAATCACGCCAGCGTTGGCAGTGGTCAACAACAAAGTCAGTTAATTCTTTGTCTGCCTCTGTTGGTTCATAAAAGTCGTTTTGACCTAGTTTTTCTGTTGCCATAGTGTTACCTTATAGATGAGCCGATTGTATTTCCAAAGGGATCGGTATACATAGGGGTTGTGTCTTGTGGAAGTTCATATTGCCTAACTGGTTGCGCCATCAAATCAGGCAGTGCAACTCCCATTGCGGTAGCCGTTGCTACATCCTTGCGGAATGGGTCAAATGCGGCAAAGCGGGAGCGGATTTGTTCAGGACTGAAAACAACACCAACATCAATCAATTTTGCAGGGCTTCCAGCAGGGTCAAATGTGTTCTTCAAAATTAGAGCATCATGTCCACCACGCAATGCTTGATCTACCAAATCAGAATAGGTTTGATCTCTATATGAAGAACCACCAAAGTCATAAACCATTGGGTTTTTATATCTCAATGCCACTGGCATCACATTGCCACCTTCTTGAGATTGTTCAACTAATGCTCTTTCAGCTTTAATAGATTTGAAATTATCAATTTGTTTAAGTGCTGGTGTTGCCACATCTTCGCCAACAAGATTAACAATTTCTTTTTTTAGTGCCTCAAGTTGAGGTTGACTATAACTGTTATACCAACCATAGGGCATCAATTGCTTTACTTTTGCATCTAATACTTCTGCCTCTGCTTGTGGTAATTGCTTGCTATATATACTTTTTTGTATTGCATCAAGCATTTCATCTCTAGCCTCACCATATTTGGCAATGATAGATTGTGCGTAATTCATCCTTTTAATTTCAGAATCTTCAGCAATTTGCATTTGCTTTTCATACTCTGTCCAATCGCCACGCCTTTCTGCCGCATTTGCCTTACGCATGGCTTCTTTGTAATCTCTAGTGCCACCAATTCTTGCGTAACCAGATGCAGTTTCAGCACCATGACCTTGCATAGATACTTGGTTCAACTTTGCAATTTCTTCTTCAGGAATTCCAAGTCTTTTAAGGAAATCAATAGCTTCAGGGTCTGTTGATTTAACCATCATTGATGGTGGTGGATTTTGTGGGTCACGAGCAAAGAAAAATCCTTTTTTTGCACTTTGTGAACCTGTGGTTTCACCCAACAATTCAGGTCTGAATTTTGTTATGTCTCCAGTTGTGCCGTGATACCAACCCAATTCATTACCACTAGCAAGCATTCTCATCTCAGGCGTATTGTTCGCTGGCAATCCCAAGCCACCCTGTTCAACTGGCAATGCGGCTCTTTGCTGTGCAAGGTCTAATGCGGCTTGTTGGGGGTAGGTGAATGATGGCATAGACATCTGTTTTTGCATTGCAGGCGAAACCATATTGATAGATGAATTTTCGTCAATAATTTTGAAAACATCCTCAAGTGATGCATCTGGTTGATTTGGCGGTCTACGACCAAGCCGATATGCTGTTTTTGCCGCCGCTTTTGATGAAATTTGACCCTGTAAAACAGGGAAATCTTGCATCACTTGTGCTTGTAAACTTTCGCCAATTCGTTTACCCCTGAATTTTTCAGGAACTTCTAAACTTAGAACAGACGCAGAGCCGTCAGGCTTTGTGAGAACTTCAATTGAACTACCGCTGTTTGGCTCTGTGTATCTAACTCTAGTTGAGCCAACACCAAAAATGTCAGAAGCATCTCGTGATGCAATATTAAATTTTCCACCAACATCCTTAATGCTCATTCCAACAGGCAATCCCTCAGTGGCTTTCACAGCACGATTCGCCAACCTACCAACTGCTGGCGCAAGTGGCGCAACATTCATCAAAGCTTCAGCAGTCTCAGGACGCATACGAGTAGTACCGCCTAGACCACCAGCACCAGAGAACAACGAATCCCCATACGACATACGCTCTAGTGTCTTGGGTATTCCAGTACCATAAAGGAATTGAGCAGTGCCTTGCATTTGCTGAGTCCTCTCTGGGGAACTCATATATTGCAAAGGCAGATTCACAATATCAGAGAACAACCCTAGTACAAAGCTTCTTGGTGTTGGTCGCATTTGATCTGCCATGTTATATCCCCGATATTACATCTAATGGTTGCCACTCATCTTCTTGATCTTCCTCGAAGTATGTAGTGACAGCAAGTTGGTCGATGTATGACAAAGAGTCGGGTAAGTCATCGTGTACGCCTTGGGCTGGAAACATTAAGAGTTGGTCTTTGAATTCATCCCAATCTTCCTCAGAGTTCAGCACAATGCGCCCATGCTCAAACCGCCCTTGGAGACTCCAGATAATCCTGTCAGCCTTTTTCCTGTTGCCATGCGTTAAGTCAACTATGTGCGAATATACATTATTTTTTCGCATTAAGTCACTCAAATACGGCAAAACTGCGTTTTTTAACGCTCCCCTCTCGATTCCCACCGACAAAGGGCGGTATTCCCGCATTTTCAACAGAATCGTGGCGGCTGTCTCCCTGATGTCCCACCGCCCATAGGCAATCTCTTTGACAAACCACTTCCCATCGTCTGTCACCTTGACCACAGAAATAGCCGTCTGATCTAGCCTTTTCTTGGAATTGGCGGCTTGTTTGGCAACTTCCTCAAAACCAGCCAAGTCCACAGCAATGTAGTACGAGCCGTATTCAGGTTCTGTCCCATATTTCAGCCATTCTTCCTTGAAGACATCAGAGCCAGCGTTGTCAAAGGATGCCATATACTCTTGCTTAAAGGCAAAGGTGCTAAGGGTCTTCTTTGCACTTTCGATTTCAGAAGGGTCGATCAGGGGATTATCTTTGGTGGTGAAGTGCCAAGATTTCCAATCTTTGTCTTCTTCTGATCTTCCGAGTTTAAATATGTCATAGAAAAAGTTACGACCTTTGGGAGTTCCGATGAACATTGCCCGACCTTTTTTGTCTGACAGCGAAGCTCGAATAACCTGTTCCCAAGCCTCGGGTTTGATGTCGGCAACCTCGTCAAGCACAGCATAGGTGAGTGACACTCCTCGCAGAGTATCTGGGCGATCTGCACCTCTAACATAGATTTTTGCTCCGTTTATCAGGGTGATATCCATGTTATTGATGTGGCTAGACTGAAT